GGGTTTTTATCAATTGGTAAGTTTTCAAACCATTTCTTTTCATTATTTTTTCCTGCGAAAAGAATAGGTCCTGTAAAATGTACTCCTGCCATTTTTTCTCCTAGTTAAAAGATATAGTCCTCTAGGGTGTCTGCCAAGCCAGTCTATATCTAGTTTATATTGTCTTGGTTATTTAATTGTACTCTTAATAAAAAAAAAGTAAATATTGTGTTGACATCACATTTAAAATATGTATAAATGAGATAATAAGGAGAAAAAATGATTACACAATTTACAAAAAAAGAGTTAAAACAAAATTATGATTTTGTAGCAAAATCTTTAGATAATGAATTAATTGCTTATAGAAATAAACAAAATGGTTTATTTAGAATTATAGATGTAGAAAGTGGATGTTGCCTACTCTCAGAGGGTGGTTGTATTTTTACTAAAAATATGAATCAGGCTTTAATTCTTGCTAATAAATATTTTAACAAAGGGTAGTACCAAAAAATGGAAATAGTTTTAGTTTATATAATCTTAGGTTTAGTTGTTTATTTTTGGGAAGGTAAACAAAAATGACAAAAAAATATGAAATATTATTTGACATCACCTCTAGATGTGATAAATATATAATATAATATTAATTTTACGGAGAAAAAAATGAATATTAAAAAAAATAAAAGATACGATAATGGTTTATTTAAATTTGGTAATGGCTGGTACCTTTTCAATAACAGATATGGTGATAAGTATCAGATAACTAAATTTGACAATGACAAAAAGTGGTCAATCTCAGAACATAAAACGGGGAATGGATTTAATTGGACTACAGTCGCTAAAAGCTCTACTCTTACTGATGCTATAGAAAAATGTAAGGTCGGTCTTGTTGGACTAAAATTTTAATAGAAAAAAAATTTAACTTAAACAAAAAAGGGGACTTTCGTCCCCTTTTTTTTTACGAAGAAAAAAAAATTTAACTAAAACAAAAAAGGGGACTTTCGTCCCCTTTTTTTTTACGAAGAAAAAAAAATTTAAGCTGCACCAGGTGAGCCAAAAATTCCTCTTGGGTCAGAGAACCCAAAAGAGTATCTCTCTCTCGCCTTAAACCTAACATTACCAGTATCAAAGTCTCCTTCAATAGCAGTTTTGATAGGACTTCTAACGAATTGTTTCATTCCGTTAGGTGCATCCGTCATAATAAAGAAAGCATCAGTATCTGTCAAGTAATGATTAACTCTATAACCTTGTGGCATCATACCCATAGAAGCCATAGCGTTAATATCATTATCAGCAGTACCTACTCTCTGAGGTGACCTTAAAATTCTCTCAGCAGTAAACTGAAGTTCTTTTGGAATAATCAGTTTAACACCCTGCATCGCAATTTTTAGACCTCTCTCATCAACAAATGCAGCAATGTCGATTAGAGATTGCTCCAATGAAGTTTCTGATAAATCTGCTGCTGTTGATAATTCGTTTGCGAATGTACCACCAGTAGCGATTGGATGAGCAGTTGAACAAAGTTCTACACCATCACCACCAGCAAAGTTTGAATTAAATGCATTGTTAAGTACATTTGCAGCTTTTACTTGTTTAGTGTTTGCCATAGAACGAGCCAAAGCTCTTGTGTATCTTGCAGCTAATCTATCATACAGATTATCTTCAATTGCTTCTTCAGTGATAGCAAATGCCATAGCGATTGTTTCGTGAGTGTATCTCGCAGTGAAAGATTCTGTAGCTTGGTCAAAAGTGACTGCACTACCTTCTTCTTTTACTGGAGCACTACCGAAACCAC